TCACAGCCGAGACTTGGAAGTAGGTGTTTTCTGCTGTACAATGGGCTCTGACCTTTCCCAACCTACGTCGACATCGCTTTCGCTACCCGTTGCTTCGTTCCTGTGCATACGGTTTTTATGTACTTTGCAGTTTTTCGACAGCCAACATTCCATCTATGCCAATCAAACACCCTACTACCGGATGCCGCTCAGCATGTTACGTGTGTTCCTATACGGAAACTTTTTCCACAGCGGTATTTTCAAACTGGCCCGCCAACCTTAAGTGTTGGATTGTTTTGCCTTGATAGTGTGTTCTAATAGAGCTTGTTTTAGTTTGTCTGAGCCGCCAACTCTAACATTAATAATTCCATTGTAATACTCATCCGTCTCTAATACACGGCGGTCAAACTGCTCTTTAGCCTCTAGATAGGACATTTCGCCCCTGCCTTTGCATAGGTATAGTATTTCTCTTGTGAAATTGTCTGGGCCTAGTGCTTCAACATCAGCGTTAAGCCTATCAGATGATCCCCAATAGTCTTTCCAATCGCTTTCTTTGTAGCCTCTGCGTTTGTTCTTTTTGCCTTTGAGTGGTGGCTTTGTGGTTTTAAACTTTGCTAGTTTCTTGCCTACGTATTTTTGCCCAGTCTTTAGATTGGTTATGAGATAAACAAATCCTTCATACTCGTCTGGTATTATGTCAATTGGTTTGCCTTCATAAGTCCACTGCATGAGTGTACTTACATTGCCTAACGTTTTTGTGCCTCTCTTTTGGTTAATATTTTTTTGCGCTTATAATACATGCCTGATTGTGTAAAAATATAGTCTAATTCGTCTCCAAAATATTCATCATCACCGACTTCGTGCATATGAATTACAATTTCTTTATCTTCAAGTGGAACAATTTGTACTAAAGGTGTTCCTGCTACAAGTGTGAAAGATTTTTTTGGAGAAAATCCTCCTTTTGGTATCCAAATATTAATATTTGTTGTAGTTTGATACTTAAATTCTATCATTCCGTTTGGAACAATATAATCTATTGAAGGATTATTCCAAAACGTATTAGTCATCATAAATTTTGCACCTGTTTTTTCTTTAAATCTCCAAGGTGATCCAATTTTTAAATGATGAAATTCTTTAAAAACTTGATTATTGCCCCATTGCCAGCTAGGATGTTGATCTGCCATTTCTGCAGGTTCTGTCCTTACTTTGTTATTTGAAAAATCAACAAAAAGATCGCACCAAACTGGAATTACAATTCCAGTTTTAAATGTTTCAGTTATACCAGGACACATTTTCACTGTTCCTACAGTTGCACCTGTAGCAGATTCTGCTGTACTTGGAAGATTTTTAAACCAATTAGGAACAAACTTGTCTGCAGGCTCAATAGGAAATAGTGTTGTAATACCTTTAAAATTAGTAAAACAATCAATATGTATTTTGCTTTTCTTTTTAAAAATACTAAACATTATTTTTCTTATCTAAATACTTTTCGTGTACTTCTTCCATGCGTTCTTTTGCTAAACTACGAATGTCTCGTAAACATTTACGAACATAACGATGTGTGCGTACACTGTTACGTGTTTCAAATAATTCACTAGCTTTAAAATATTCAAGATATGCTTGAGCTAATTTATCATGTGTGTCGTCATTATCCATAGTATACTGCTCTCAGTTTAATGGGATTGTCATCACTTGCATATGCTGCAATCTTCGTTGTGCAATCTCCTCCGATTCCTTTTAGTATTGCTCGTTCCATCATTGCTTGTCTATATGTAAGATCGTGGTTAATCTTTTTTGCTACTATACTAGCACCACTACCTTTTACTGTTTGTAATGCTATCACGCCTTGTCCTACTGCTGGTGTACAATGATGCATAGGAAGTCTTACCCAACCTCTGTCTATGCCTAGTGCTTGTAATCCAGCTTCTGCTAATACGATAGCATCGTATTCACCGTTGTCAAGTTTTTTTAATCTTGTGTCTATGTTACCGCGTATAGGTTTAATCTTAACATTTAGATTACCGTATAAACTTTCAAGTTGTGCTGTACGTCTTGGACTACTAGTGCCTAATACAAAACCGTCAAATATGTTGCCTATAATTACATCATGAGGACTATTGCGTTCTAGTACTGCACTAATTTCTAAATCAGGATGTTCAACATCACCTGGCATATCTTTTAGGCTGTGTACAGCAATATCAATTGTGTTGTTTAATAGTGCTTCTTCAAGTTTAGAACAAAATACTCCTTTACCTCCTATTTCGTGTATAGGAGTATCAGGATTTAAGTCGCCTGTAGTTTTAACAACAACAATTTCAGTGTCGCAAGGAAGTTCTTTGCATACACGACCTGCATATGCTAGTGCTAACTTACTTCCTCTAACACCAATCTTTAACTTCATTCTACAACTTCTATATCATTTTCATAGCTAGTAAAGCCGTTTTCTTTAACAACTTTAAGTACATGATTAACCCTACCGACAAGTTCATCCTTATGACTAATTAAGTAGATATTTTTATCACGTTCTCTACCCATTTTCTTAAGAATACCTAATGAGCCTTCTACACCAGCAGCGTCCATGCCGCTGTCGATAAGTTCGTCAATAAACAATAGATTTACACCTTGATACAAACTTTCCCAAACATCACGGAATGCAAAGCTCAATCCTAAGATAAGTCTATTGCGTTCACCTCTTGATAAGTTATCAAAATCTAAATCTTGTCCTAATTGTGTAATTTCGACATTTAAATCGTTTTGGAACAATACTTGATGAGGTAAGCCTAGTTTATCAAGATAGTATGTTAAGCGATTATTTAAATACGCAAGATTTTGATCAATAATCTTTTTACGAATAAAGCTATCTTTGTTAGTTAATAATTTTAACAAAAATTCTTGATGCTCTTTATAATCAGTAAGCTGATTTACTGGAGTCCAATCAATTTCTTGTAGTGCTGATGTTTTTAAATCGGCAATCTGTTGTTCATAAGGATCGTCTTCATCTTGCTTTGTTTTAAGAGCTTGTTTTAAACTGTCTACATTTTGTCTGTGTTCATATGCTTCTTTAGCAGTTTCGTAAAATGTATTAGGACGTCCGTTAATATCGCCTATTTCATCTAAGCCTAAAAGTACATCTTGTAACTTGTCTGCAACTTCTGTCTGATAAGCTATTGCATCGTTTAATTCTTTTGTTTTTCTTAACTCAATTTCTGCTTTCTTGTCATCATGCAGTGCTTGTCCGCAAGTATAACAAGTAGCATCTTCAAGATTTGCGATGTCTTTTTCTGCCTTTTCAACACTCTTAGTAGCACGTAATAGTGCGCTCTCAAGTGTGCTTTTTTCTTTGTTAAGAGCCGTAATTGCTGTGTTTAATTCATTCCAATTTTGTAATTTTTCGTGTGAATCTAGTTCTTTTTCAATATCAACTTCTTCAAGCTCTTTTATTGCTTTTTCTATTTTGACACAATCTTGTTCTTTTTTAGCAATCCAAGCACGTTGTCTGCTTGCAAGAGTTTCTATGCTAGATTCAATTTTTGTGTTTGCAGCTTGTATTGCTTCAATCTTCATTGTTTCTTGTGTGATTGAATCTTTAGTCTGCCTAGTTTGTTCTTTGAGCAAATCTGCTTTTTCAGTTAGTATTGTAATACCTAAAAGTTGTTCAATAATTGCTCTTTGATCATTTGCTCTCATTGACAAGAACGGCTCTGAATATGTATTAAGTGCAACAATGTGCTTAAACATATCATGACTCATGCCTAGTAAGTCGTGTATTGATTCTTGTGTTTTTCTACTATCACCTTGGCTTTCGTCGATCATTTCTTGTTCTTGATCGTTGATATAAAATTTAAGAACATTAGGTGATCTTCCTCGCTCAATACGATAGTCAACGCCGTTCTTCTCAAAGTGTAGGGTGACTAACATTCCTTTGGAATTTGTCTTGTTAATAAGATTATTCCTCTTAATGTTAGTCAGTGCTTGGCCGTACAGTGCGTAAGATAATGCATTGATTATCGTAGTTTTGCCTGTACCGTTTCTGGATCCGGTGTCGTCACCTCCTTGGTCTAAGTTTTCACCAAGCACGAGTGTAAGTTGCTCTCGATTGAAATCAACCGCTTGAGTTTGATTACCCACACTCATAAAGTTTTTAACTGTTAAATCTTTGATTCTAATCATTCTAAACCATTGTAGATATCTAACAACATATTTTTGTTGTAGTTTGCAGTATCTAGTTCCGCTATTTCGCTTGCAACAATTTGATCAACACTTTCAAATTGTGCAATGTCTAGATCTGTTGTTATCTCTTCCATTTGTTTTTGAGGAATAAGTGTAAGCTCTCTTACACCGTAATCTCTGATGTATGTTTCTTTGATAAAGTTTGCTTCTTCATAACTTATTGGCAAATCTAGTGTTACTCTAAGATACATTTTATCTTTTATAAGTGTACTAGTTTCATCAATAAGTTGTGATAGTTTTACAGTTCTGTATTTTGGACAATTTGGCCAGTTGATGTATTCTGGTTCTGCATTGTTTTCTTTATCAAGGATCATCATACCACGGTCATCATCCCAAGCATCTGCATAGTTGTGTGGAAATGCATTACCGATGTAATGAATTTTGCCTTGTTTTTGTCTCTTGTGAAAATGTCCTGAAAACACAAAATCTTGATTAACAAAATGTTCTGCTTTTAGATCACCGTGATCTGGCATCTGCACCATTGCGTTCATGTAAAAGCTCGGAAGCTCAAAGTGTCCGAACAAATACTTTGCTTTTAATTTTCCTATATTTTTCCACTCATCGCCTACAAGCCAAGGAACAAGTGCAACATCGTCTTCTTCGACAATTTTGTCTACAACAGTTATTCCTGGAATATGCTTTGCAAATTCAGTAGAACTTACATCACGTTTGTCCTTGTAGTACAAATCGTGATTACCAACAAACATTAAAACTTTGTCAAATGCTTGTCCTAATTTTTCCATGCTACGGATAGTTGCATCCATTGTAGTAAGATTAAGGCTGTTTCTATTGTGATGCCAGTCACCGCAAAACAAACATGTTTCGCAGTTATTTTCCTTGGCAACTTTTATGAACCAGTCTATAAACTCTTCACAATCTTGATTGTGTACTCGGCTGTTACTTTTCAAGCCAAAGTGGATGTCCGTAAAGACAGCAGCTTTTTTAAACAAACTAATTTACTCCATTCGCTTGTTATAATATACACTAAAAATGCACACCTGTCAACTATTTTTTTGACAATTCTCTTTCTCTTTTTACAGCCGCTTCCCATTCGCCTGCGTGTTGGCGTGTGTAACTAGGATTTAAATCATTCATTTCTAAAATATCGTCTCGAATGTTTTGATTGCGTTTTTCAATGTTGATAACACGGACAAAACTGTTAGTAACAGCAGCAGTGTAATAAGCAAAAGGATTTTGAGATTTTGATTCATCAAATTGCAATCCAATCTGTGCAAGTTGAAGAATTGCTTGTCCCCGCATTTCGTCGTTATAGGTATAACCGCGAACGTTGCCACGTGTAGCATATCTATCACACAGTTTCATCCACATAAGTGCAAGTTTATCTGTAGCTTTTCCGTGATTTTTAGAAAAATACCCGTTTTCCATGCCGCCTATCCAGTGACTTTTACCTACACACACTAATTCGTCATTTTCGTTAAATTTATAGTGTTGGAAAGGTGGAAAGTTTAGCTTAGTTTTAGTGTCTGCTACTGTCTTTGGATTCTTTTTACGTCCCGGCTCGTCTGGAATATGATCGAAAGTCATAATACGAAAAATTAGTTCTTCTTTGGTAATTTTTTTGTAATCTACTTCACAATCTGCTTGTTTAATTTTTTGTCCTGCTTCCTTACGGGTTTCGTAATCTTCTGTAGATAGGCGTTTTGCCTTGTTACGTTTTGCTTCGGCAATAGTTCTAATATTGATCTTATCTATACTTGGTAAAATTATATCATACAGTGCATAATCTTTTTCTACATAGCTATTGTATGTATTTTTTGATCTGTGTATCTCTTTTAAAATGTCTTTGTTGTTTAAATAATTCTTCTTTCGCAAAAGTGTTCTCCTAATAATATATTTATTATAATATACGTAGATAATTTTGTCAACTAAATAATGTATAGGAGAATAATAAAAATGGGATTATTCAGCGGCTTTAACCAACTAACAAGTGCAATAAGCAGTGTGTCTAGTAAAGTAAACCAATTCCAAAACACCTTTAGTTCGTTACAGACTCGTGCTAATAGTGCATTAGGAGGACTAAATTCACTTGGTTCTGCTGCAAAGAATTTTGGTTCAAATCCTAGTCTATCTAGTGGACTAGCAGTACTTAACCAAGCAGGCAGTGTTGCACAAGATTTTAGTGCTTTAGGTGCTACATTCTCTTCTGGATTTGGAAGTAGAACAAGGTTGGGTAGTGTATATAGACAAGGTGTTACACCAGGTGCAGAACCTTTTGCACCAAATGCAGCAATGGCAAGTATTATATCGCAAAATGTTTCGTCTGGAGGTATAGATGAAGCAACAAACGACTGGCGTGTTAGTTTATCAGTCCCTTATGCAATTTCAGGTAGTCCTTTATTTCAAGCATTTAATGCTACAAGTAAAAAACTAGTGTTTCCTTTTACTCCTACAATACTTTTTGGTAACTCTGCTAACTATTCACAAATTCATCCTACACACGTAAACTATCCTTATAATGCTTATGAAAATAGCCAAGTTGATAGTATTACAGTTACTGGAGAATTTTTTGCAGAGTCTGAAGAAGATGCGTTTTACTGGATTGCAGTATTACACTATTTAAGAACAATGACAAAAATGTTTTACGGTGACGGCCTAAGTGCAGGCAATCCACCTCTTGTTGCAAGATTAAACGGCTACGGTAGACATGTATTAAACAATGTTCCTGTACTAGTAGGAAACTTTACTACAGACTTACCTGCAGAAGTTGATTATATACAAGTAAAAGTTCAAGAACAAGTGAACTATGTACCTGTACAAAGTACAATTACTGTTACATTGTTACCGCAGTACAGCAGATCAACACAAGCTCAGTTTAATCTAAGGAAATTTGCTAACGGCGAATACACCTCTAGCGGAACAGAAGGATTTATCTAATGAGTATGAGCCCTTATGGTAAAACAAATGTCACAACTTCGGGATATTTAGATATCTTGAATATTCGCCCAATTCCTGCGGAAGATAATGATGTTGTTTTTGAGATTACACCGAACTATCATCACAGGCCGGACTTGTTAAGTTATGACCTATACGGCACAAAAGACTTGTGGTGGATTTTTGCACAAAGAAATATGGATATTATTAGAGATCCTGTTTACGATTTTTCTGCAGGTACAAAAATATACCTACCAAAGAAAAGTAATCTTGTACCGTTATTAGGAGCATAAATGGCTTTCGGAAGTTTTTTAACTACTTTTTCAAATAATGTTAGCACTGCAACTAGTTCTCTTAATAATGCTTTGAGTGGACAAAAACTTAATCAGCTAAACACTAAATTATCTGGAGGAGTCAGGCAGCTTACAAATCTTAATTTTGGAGAATTTAACCAAAACTTACAAAGTGCTGTTAAAGGCATTTCGGGTGTTAGTGCAAATGCTAGTAATGTTACTTCTACGTTTACAAGAAAACTAGAACAATTAAGTACAGCTGGCAAATTAGATTTTGAACAAAATTTAATCGGAAAGTTACCACTAATTAAAGACTTTGAAGGCGCAGCATCTCCTATTAAAGTTCTTCCTCAGTCATTAAATGCAGTTACTGGAGAAATAGGAAAGTTTCAAAGTGCTATTTCTAAAGCTGATAGTTTCTTTTCAGGCATAGATGAAGCATTAAGTTTAAATTTTGGTGGTGCTGGAGGCAGAGCTGACAGACGATACAGTAGCATATCTGTAGATGCTAACGGTAGACTTTTAAATCCGTTGAGACACTATGCAACATATAACTATAAAATTACCTTAGGGTGTGTAAGTGATGCAGAACTTGCATCTCCAGAAAGTAGTTTTAGATCAAGCGGTTTAACTAATGTTATATGTACCACAGGCGGCGGCAACTTACAAAATAGAGTAACAACCTTTGCTGAAAAAAATTACGGGTTAACTGGCGAATACTATCTAGAAGATTTAGAGTTAGAAGCTCTGATAGCGCCTAACAGTAAAACAGGTACAGCAACAGGTACAAAATTAGCCTTTACAATTATCGAACCTTATAGCATGGGGCAGCTTTTAGAATCTTTACAAATCGCTGCATTACAAGCAACATACACAAACTATATTGAAGCACCTTATGTTCTTAAAATTGAATTTTTAGGGTTTGACGAAGACTCTAAATTCTTACCTTTAAATAGTGCTCAATCTATTACTCCAAAATATATTCCTATAAAATTAACAAATATCGAATTCCAAGTAGATGGACAAGGTAGCAGGTATTCTGTAGAAGCTATTCCTTACAATGAACAAGCACTAGCAGATGAAGTTGCAAAAGTTCCTGTTGACGTTTCTATTGCCGGAAACAAAGTAGATGAATATCTACAAAAAGGAACACGTAGTTTAACAAATGTTTTAAACAAAAGGAAAGAAACAAGAGAAGATAAAAATGTTGCACCTAGCGAAGACAGATATATTATTATGTTTCCTATTGACAAACAAGGTGCTACAAAAGTAGTTGAAGGAGCAAGGGTAAACAACAACTCTGCTACGTCAAATCCTTTTGAAGTTACAAGAACTTTACAGAGATCTAATCTACCAGGTGCAGCAGACGGCACTCCAAACGGTTCAACAAAAGCGCCTTCAAATACTGTTTATGATTTACTTAAAGCATACGCAGAAACAAATGTAAACGAAATTGGCCGAGCAGTTTTAACTGAAAATAGTAATGACGGCGGCACCAGAGTTATGGGTGAAGCAGATAAAGCAGTATATCAAGACGGACCTATAAGATTTGTACAAAGAAATAAAGTTGATACAAAGGATTTGGAACGTATAGGACAGTACACACAAGGAACAAACGTTGTAGGTATTATTGAAGATGTTATACTCAATAGCGATTACGGTAGAGCTTTAGCAGAAAGACCTGCAGAAAACGGTCTTAAAAAATGGTTTAAAGTTGAAACACAAGTTTTTGTAAACAGTGACACGGGCACAGAACTTAAAACAGGTAAAAAGCCAAAAATCTATGTTTACAGTGTTGTGCCTTTTTGGGCAGATGAAGCTAAGTTTTTAGGTCCGGGTCGTGTGCCAGCAAATACTGAACAATTAAAAGCACAAGCAGTAAAAGAGTACAACTATTTTTATACTGGTAAAAATGAAGATGTACTTGATTTCCAGATCGAATTTAAAGGCGCATTTTACCAGAACTTGTATGCAGATCTTATGCAAGGAAACTCGTCACGCAGAACAGGTGTTTCTGGAGAAACAACATCATCTCCTACGCCTCCAGGAACAGAAGTATCAGCACCTGGCGTTGGAGGAACAAGTAATGGTGAACTGTCAGAAGTAAAGGCTCCTACAAGAGACGGATATCAAAAATCAGTAGTGCCAAACGGTTTGGGTGTATCAGCGTCATTAGGTACAAAACGTGCAATAGCTGAAGCATTTCATAATACACTTATTAATGGTGATACTGATATGGTTCAAGCAGAGATGGAAATTTGGGGAGACCCTTATTGGATACCTACTAGCGGCATGGGCAACTATAATGCTCCTCCTAGCGGCGCCAAACGTAATACAAATGCTGACGGAACAGTAGATTACCAAAACGAAGAAGTATTGATTGTTGTGAATTTTAGAACTCCTATAGATTACGTTGTCGGCGGTCAGATGCAGTTTTCGAAAATTGTAAAACCTTTTAGTGGATTATTCCAAGTAACACAAGTTACTAATACTTTTTCTAGAGGACAATTTAAATGTTCATTAAAATTACTTAGAAGAAGAGGCCAAAATGATACAGAAACAGGAGATACTGAAGTTATTGGAGAAGGAGATAGCCAAAAACAACAGTGGAATGGCAACAGAGACGGCGGCCAAGGTACTGGTGGTACAGCAGGACAGCCTAATAATCAAGGAAGTTCTACACCACCTGCATCCGGCGGCGGACAACAAAGAACCTTAGAAAGAACTGGCTCCACTGGAAAAACAACAACAACAGCTCCTAAAGGAAAACCAAGTGCCGGAGGCGGAAATCTAGCTACTATTACAACTAGTATCAGAGGACTTAGAACACAAGTTGCTGCGGTTTTGGCACCGAAATTTCAAGGATTAATCGACGAACTTGAAAAAGATTTTGGATATGAAATCACAAGTTTGGGCGGATATAACTACAGGTACATTTCCAATTCAAACACACTAAGCTGGCATGCTGGCGGAGTAGCAATAGATATTAACCCTGGCCCAAATCCCTACATCACTAGAAGAGGTGCAGCAGTAGTTACTGATATGCCTTTAAACGGTACAGGTAGTGCAATGACTGCACTTGCTGCAAAGTACGGGCTTGGCTGGGGAGGCGATTGGACAAGCTCTAAAGATGCTATGCATTTTTCCGCAGCAGCAAACGAAGGTGGTACTTTAACTGTCCGTCGAGGCGAAATACCAACATAGGGGTTTTAAATGGCAATTAATGATTTTGGCATTGGAGGAGGTGGATATACTCAAACTAGCGCAAGAACAGCAGCTGGTAAACGTGCAGAAGAACGTCGCAGATCACAAGAAGTTTCAAATTTATCTTCTGATGAAAAATTAAGAGAATTTAATCAATCAACAGGAGGCGGATATAAATCTTTAGCATCTTATGAAGATCCTGATGCTAAAGATCCACGGGGCAGAGGCCAACGAAACACAGTTTCTCCGGCTACTGAAAGTAATACAACCTTACCTAGTCAGAATCAACCTTCTGCACAGAACGGAGGAACACAAACAGTTTCTAATAGACCGTACATAGCAACTAATCCTTTAGATGATAGGTTTGATTTTAGAACTGGGCAAAAAGTTCATACTCTTTCAAATGCTACAGCAGCATTAAGTGCCCAGAGAGGAGTAATTGCAGGCGGCGCAAATGTAAATACTCCACAAGGACAAGCAGATCCTGATTCTTACGATCCAAGAGGACGAGATCAGCGCAACACACCAGTTCCACCGCCTGCTCCTAATACTCCGACATACGAGCCGGTTGACCCTAGACCGACAGGATTAACGTCAGAGGAAAGAGAAAAAAGAGTAGAGTGGGATAAAAAATATAGGCTAACACATAAACCCGATGGACAGCCTTTAACACAATATGATATAAGCATAGATGCATTTGGCGGATTATAATAATGGCAAGACCTAACACGTTATCAAGAACAGTAGTAAGTGCAGGACCACCTAAAGCCGGTGGTCCTTATGAAGCAATTGTTGTAAATCATCTTGATCCTTTCAATATGGGTACATTAGAAGTAGAACTATTAAAAGCAACATCGGGTAATAACCCAGAAAGAACTGGGCAATTAGTTACTTGTAAATATTTGTCACCTTTTTACGGTGTAACGTCAACCGGCGGAACTACAGCAAATGACGGATATGAATATACACAAAAAAGTTACGGATTTTGGGCTGTTCCGCCTGATGTAGGAACAAGGGTTCTAGTAATATTTACAGAAGATAATAGTAGGTATGGTTATTGGATCGGATGTATACAAGACGAAAATATGAATTTTATGGTTCCTGATGGAAGGGCAAGCACAAACTTAACCACAGGTGCTACTCCTAGTAACTTACAAGGATTTAAATTACCTGTAGGAGAATATAACAAGCGTATAGAAGAAGGTGCAGGAAAAGATCCTACTAGATTTAATAAACCTTATAACAAAGATTTTACACAAGTATTAGAAGTACAAGGGCTTATTGCAGACGAAATAAGAGGTACTACAACTACAAGTGCTAGACGAGAAGTTCCGAGTGCAGTTTTTGGTATTAGTACTCCGGGTCCTTTAGATAAAAGAGCTGGCGCACCTACACTGACCCAAGGTACTGAGCAACATAATGTTGGATATTATGCAAGTCGTCTTGGCGGAAGTAGTCTTGTTTTCGACGACGGCGATGATAAACTATTAAGGAAAGGTCATGCAGAAGAAGCTCCACCTTTTTATGCAAATGCTGAAGCAGGCGAAGCAGGCGGCGACGAAACTATACCACATAATGAACTTATACGTTTGCGTACAAGAACAGGTCATCAAATACTTTTACACAATTCAGAAGATTTAATTTATATTGGTAATAGTAGAGGAACAGCTTGGTTAGAAATGACCAGTGACGGAAAAATTGATATTTTTGCAAACGATAGCATTAGTATAAATTCAGAAGTTGATATTAACTTAACTGCTTTTAGAGATTTTAATGTTGAAGCGGGCAGAAATATAAACATGAAAGCTAGTGCAAGGTATTCTAATGGTTCAAACACAGACGGCAGACAGCTTGAATCAGGTAGGATACAATTTGAAGCAAAACATAATTTTAATTTAGATGTAGGTGCTGAAGGAAAAATTACTGTTGGAAATAGTTTACAAACACTAGTTGGAGATTCGATTAAGACAGAATCGGGTACAACTACACATTTAAAAGTTGGCGATAATTTACATATAGATGTAGATGCAGAATCAAACTGGTTTTCATCAGCAGCAATAAAAATAGGCACTAACGATACTTGGAATGTAACATCAAAAAGTAGTATGCATCATGATGCTGAGGGCTCAATACATATGACAACCGCACAAAGTGGTTATTGGCAAGCAGCAACTAATATAAATTTAAAACCTGCAGGAGTTCTTACAGGCGATGCTGGAGAAATACATTGGAATAGTGGGTTAACAGCTGATGCAACAAAAGGTACAGTTGCTGACCCTGCTGAAGTTCCTGTGCCTGTAGTTCTTTTACCAGAAATAACATTACCGCAAATAACTCCAGGAATACCAGATCCTGGAACATACAACACTATTCTAACAAGAGCGCCACAACATGAACCTTGGCCTCATCATGAAAACCAAAACCCACAATCATTTAAAACTGAAGTATTAGATAGAGAGAGTCCTGGACAGATTATTAACGGGCAACCTGCTCAAACTCCTGACACATTTAGGAAAAATGCTAACAATCCTCCTGCTGCCGGAAATCCTGCAATATCTAGTACAGGGAATCAGTCTGCTAGAGGATTTGTTACACAACCTTCAAGAGATCCTAAATCACCTAGTGCGGACAGAACTAAAGACAGTAGTTTACAAAGACCAGGAAAACTTACTGCTCCGGTATTAGGACCGAATGATGTTCCAGGTACAATTGATGGATTTACCAAAGCAGAAACAGCAAACTATATGAGTGCTATAGGACAAAGAGAAAGCGGCAACAAATATGATGTTGTTAACACTATAGGATTTTCCGGAAAATACCAATTTGGTTCTGCTGCACTTCAAGAGGCTGGTTATATTATTTTAGGATCTAGTAATAGGAATTCGACACTTGATAATCCAAATGCATGGACCGGTAAAAACGGAGTAAACAACAAAGAAGACTGGCTGAATAATAAAAATAACTGCCAAGAAATTGGTATGATTGCTTACACAAATAAAAACTTATCTTACTTAAAAAGAAACGGTGGTGTAAGAACAGGAGATAGTAACGAAGTTATTGCAGGCATGTTAGCAGGATCGCACTTGTTGGGTGCAAGTGCTATGAAGAATTGGCGTAACGGTAAACGAGGACAAGCAGATGCTTACGGTACCACAGGTGATGAATACTATGCACTAGGAACCGCTGCAATCAAGCGCGGCACGGCAATTGTATAAGGTAAATACGTTATGAGCACAATAGAAAAAAATCTTTACAAAAGAGTTACAGTAAAAAATGCAGCGGTTCCTAAAACTAGTTCGCAAGGAAAGTCTTACAGAGGATTTTCTACTGTAGACATTAATAGGGATTCTTATGCATTGTTTGATCTTGAACTTATAAAACAAGATATCATAAATCATTTTCACATACGCCAAGGAGAGAAAATATCAGACCCTGAATTTGGTACTATAATCTGGGATGTATTATTTGAGCCTTTTACAGAAGATGTAAAAGAAGCGATAATACAAAATGTTACGGAAATCATAAACTATGATCCTAGAGTAAGTGTTAATACTATAAATGTAATACCTTATGAATCAGGAATACAAATAGAAGCGGATCTTGTATATGTTCCTTATAGTATTGCCGAAACACTACGCTTTAGATTTGACCAAGCAGCTGGCCTAGTATAATAGTAGCACTTTATCCGATACGATAAATATTATAACAAACAAGGAATAGCCATGTCATCTACAGATAGACAGAACAGATTATTAGTAACAGAAGATTGGAAAAGAATTTACCAATCTTACAGAAATGCAGATTTTCAAAGTTATGACTTTGATAGTTTACGCAGAACTTTGATTAATTATTTGCGTGAAAATTATCCCGAAGATTTTAACGATTACATTGAAAGTTCAGAATATCTTGCACTAATTGACATGATTGCATTCCTTGGGCAAAATCTGTCATTTAGAACAGATCTTAATGCAAGAGAAAACTTTTTAGAAACAGCAGAGCGCAGAGAAAGTGTTCTACGTCTTGCTAGACTTATATCTTACAATCCAAAAAGAAACCAAGCAGCAAACGGACTATTAAAGTTTGACTCTATCAAAACAACAGAAACATTGATAGACAGTTCCGGAACTAATTTATCAGGAATTACAATTAATTGGAACGATGCAAGCAGCAGCTCTTGGTTTGAACAATTTACACAAGTTTTAAATGCTGCACTTCCTCCTGATAACGGAATAGGAAATCCAGTAAAGTCTGATAATGTAGCAGGCATTCCTACAGAGCAATACAGATTAAATGCTCTTAACACAGATATTCCAAGATTTAAGTTTAGTAAAACTGTAGAAGGTTCTACAGTACAATTTGAAGTAGTTAGTACAGATGTACAAGCAGGCGAAATTTTAGAAGAGCCGCCGCTGCCTGGAAATAATCCTGCATTTATATTCAGAGATGACGGTCGCGGATCAGGAAGTAGCAATACTGGCTTTTTTATGCACTTTAGACAAGGCGCATTGCAGACAGGTGATTTTTCTGTAAGTAACCCTACACCAAATCAAAACATTGCTATTGATGTTCAAAACATTAATAACAGTGATGTATGGGTATACAGTATAGACTCAAACGGATTTGAGTCAGAGTTATGGACAAAGTTAGATGCTGTAGAAGGTAATAATATCATTTATAACAGCCTTAATAAAAATATTAGAAATGTTTACGCAGTTTCTACAAGAGTTGGAGACAGGGTGAACTTAATATTCAGCGATGGTGTATTTGGTAACTTACCTGCAGGAGGATTTAGGTCTTATTATAGAGTTAGTGCAAATAGAAATATTACTGTTGGCCCAGCTGGAATGAATAATATTAGTATTGAAATTCCTTATATTAGTAGAAAAAATACTAATGAGACTCTTACTATCACAATGAGTTTGAAGTATACAGTTACTAATGCAGCGCAAAGTGAGTCGAATGCAAGTATTAAAACTAATGCTCCTGCTACATATTATACTCAAAATAGAATGATTACAGCTGAAGATTATAATGTTGCTCCTCTAGGTGTTAGTCAAGATATTATAAAAACAAAGGCTGTAAATAGAGTAAGCAGCGGAATTAGTAGATACTTAGATCTTAAAGATACAACAGGAAAATATAGTAATACAAACTTATTTGGCACAGACGGTGTTATATATCAACAAGAGTTTACTGAAAGATCTGATTTTACATTTGTTACACAAAGCGATGTTGAGGGTATAATTTATAATAAAATTCAACCTTTACTTAAAGCAACAAATATAAAGAATTTTTACTGGGCAAAATTTCCAGAAAACATCGTTACAGATCTTAATGCATCTTGGACATCGGTTTCTACTCAAACAAACGCTGACACAGGTAACTTAACAGACCAAGACGGCGTTAATTTGAAAGTTGGACAGTTTACTAGTAACAGCCTAAGACTGGTTGAATCTGGAACAATGCTGAGATTTGAACCACCAGAAGGTTATCATTTTATGCTCGATAGTTCAAATTCTATTATGGAAGGCAATGCAGATCATCCAAACGCTACAACATATAAATGGGTAAAAGTTGTAACTGCCAATGGAGACGGCACAGGTGAAACAAATGGTATAGGTGATATTATTTTAAACGATATTCTACCAACATCAGATAATCCAAATATTAAACCTATATTAACTCAAGTTAAGCCTAAACTAGCAACAGTTTTGTTAGACGATTTAAAAACACAAATCATAGATCAAACATTTGCTTATAATGATTATGCTATTAGATATGACGATGCAGCTAGACAATGGAAACTTATAACAGCTGATAACATTAACTCTACAGGAGCATTTAGTACAGGTAAAGCCGGTGATACAAGCGGTCAGCAACTAGATGCTAGTTGGTTAGTTTATTTTAAAACAAACGGCGAAACATATACAATTACATATCGCAATCTTAGGTATGTATTCGAAAGTGCAGATGAAATTAAGTTTTACTTTGACAAGTCTAGTAAAGTGTTTAATCCTAGAACAGGCAAAGTTTTAAAAGATAAAATTGATGTGTTATCTATAAACACATTACCTGACGGATCTGGAAGACCTTTTACTAGAGATTTTACATGGAGCGCAGTAAAAGAATTTAGAGATTCTGCAGGATATAGAGATACAAGAAAGTTAGAAATAACATTTTATGATAAAGACGATGACGGTGTTTTTGATGACCCTGAAATGTTTGAAGAAATTGTAAACCAGGAAGAATACATCTTCCAAAAAATATATACAACTTCGGACGGTGTGGAAGACTTTAAGTATTTTAATAATTCAAATGCTGACATCATTAAAGTTACTGATGAATCAGCAGTTGAAAGGACTGCTAACAATGACGGTAAAATATTCTACTTAACAGAAGAAGGTATTTTTAAAGAATTTAATTCTACTGCGAATAGTCTTACAACTGTATCAAATTATAGAGCTTATATTGGTAGAGACGGTTTAAAATTTAATTATTTGCACGTAGCGGATAGTGAAACAAGAATAGATCCAAGTTTAAGTAATATTATAGATACATTTATTTTAAGTAAAAACTATGATACACAATTTAGACTTTACTTGGCAAACGAACTAGCTTCTATGCCTAAGCCGCCGAGCAGTGACGAATTGTATAGACAGTATGGTAGTAAACTTAATGCTATTAAATCAATTAGTGATGAAATTATATATCATCCGGTTAAGTATAAAGTGTTATTTGGATCAAAAGCCTTGCCCGATTTACAAGTTACTTTTAAAGTAGTAAAAAATCCTGATTTAGTTTTAAATGATAACGATGTAAAATCTAGAATCATTGGGTACATGAATAGATTTTTCTCAACAGAAAATTGGGACTTTGGAGATACTTTCTTTTTCCAAGAATTAAGTTCTTACGTAATGAATTCTATGAGTCCAGATATTGTTAGTTTCTTAATTGTTCCTAAACAATCAGATCAATCTTTCGGTAGTTTGTTCCAAATTAATTCTGAAAATAATGAAATATTTATTAATGGCGCTACAGTTAAAGACATAGAAATTATTGATGAAATTACATCAACTAAACTAAAAGCATCTGGAAAAGTTGTTACAAGCACAATACCTACTACAGTAGGTGTGCAGAGTGCATCTGTTAATACAGGAGCAACAAGCAGCAGTTCAAGCAGCAGTTCAAGCAGCAGTTCAAACAGTGGAGGTTATAGTTACTAATGGCTATAGAAAACCAAAATGACGTTCCTTTGCCAGGCGACGGCGAAGAGA